TCCTTTCCTGAAGTCACCTCTTCAAAATCAACCATCTTCCCCTTTTCCCATGCCAGGGCGCGGATCAGCTTGGGACCCAGGCCAAAGCACACGTTGGATGTGAAATTCAGATTGGCGCTTACGATGTCGTTTGCTTCAGCCTTTTTACGGACGTGCTGCGGCAGCAAGTTATCTGGTCCCCATGGGGCCACCTTATAGGGACCTACCACAAGCGGTTCAATGTCGTAATCCGGATTGAACAGGCCTGCGGTATCCACGGCCAGGATTGCTTCCATCTCCGGAAAGAGGTGAATGCCTTCCAGCACTTCCATGCCGGCAATGGGATTTTCTTTTTCTTGTGTCATAGTACAACTTCTTCACCGTTGATTTCGATAACCGTGAACCGGTTCACCTTCCGGATTTCCCCTGAAGGCAGCACCTTGATGTTGAACGTCACCCCTTCACCATGAAAGGATGTCGGAATGGCATGGTCCACGGTGATGATTCCACCATATTCAGCCACCCACTTCAGCGATATCTCCTTCTGAAGCTTCGCTATCTCGAAAATTCTTGCGGCGCTTATCATGCGGTTCTTTTTACAGGAACAAAATTACAATCGGCGTCATCCGGAACTTGGGACAGTATTCCATCGGCGGTGTTTCTTCCCGAAAACACGGAAAAATCTCACTATCAGTCCGGAATACCCCTTCATTTTTTCACGGGGATGGAAGATTACGCTTCGCGACCCCCGTGCCCTGCCCTGCCGGCGGGCCGGCAACCCGCACGGCAATTTGCGTAATATGCTTTGACACTTCGGCCAGGCTAAACGGCGGATCCGATTCCTTCACCACCGGATGAATAAGGGAACAGGACGTTGCCAATGTACAGGGTATCAAAGGCATCAGTGCCATCAGTACGGTATTCAAGTGGATCATCTTCGCTTTCGGCCAGCTTCTCACCACCTTTGTTCTTATGGAAGCCCATGGGCGTGATATCCACCTCTGCAAGAGAGATGGCAACCAGAAGGGCTTCATTGTTTTCCTTGTTGAACATAGGCAACAGGTGTTTGGCACCACGGAAGCCGTCATTGATGATGTTGTACTTCTGATCATGTCGTAGTGGTTTGCCGATGAAAACGGATTCCACTGTCCATCCATGGAGGTTGAACTGTTCGATGATCACGCTTTTGAAGTCATCATCTGATACTGCATAGTTGCTGCCCAGGGCTGTGGCATCATAGTAGAATACCACCTCTTTGGTAAGGTGGGCACGGTAGTAGTTGCAGAAGTCATCCACCAATTCACGGAGTTTGCGCTGATACTTCACATAGAAGGATTTCAGTACCTTCAGCGTGGATCCGCTGCGCTGTCCGGCAACCAGCCAGTTGATGTTGGCGTTGTAGTCAAAGGCGATGGCAATGGGTGATTTCAGATCCAGGTCTGCATCCAGAAGGCAGCCATAGTCAGTACCGGCATCCGGATGGTATCCGGCATCTTCCAGGGGCTGGTTGTTATTGGCAATGTAGGTATGGATGTTATCACGGAAGTTCGGATAGAATCCATCCTGCAACCTTTCAATTCGCTTGGATAGGATTGATGTCTGAAAAACAAGGGGTGGAAGGTCGCGTTTCATCTGTTTCACGTACTGCAATCCAACCACGTCAATGTTTTCAAAGATGGACCATTCACGGTACAGAACGGCAATCTTACGGAGGCGGGACAGGTACCCTTCAATGGCTGTCAGTTTGGCTTTCTTCTTCGGGCCTTCAGGCCAGTTGTTATTCACGTCATGCCATAGCCACAGAAGGCCGGTGATAGATTCAATCACCTTCGGATCTGATTTTTCACGGTAATTCAACAGCCATCGGCCGCTTTTCAGTACCGGCATATCGCTCACGAACAGTATGGAATGATGCCATGGGCAATCGCTGAAGTAACGCATGGTGCCACCATTGGCCGGGAATGTTTCATCCTTCAGTTTGTCATAATCCAGGCCTTTCGCTTCATCTCCGATGATCCAGTCCAGGGTCAGCGAGTTGGAACTCATCTTTACGTCCTGGGATATCAGTACCATCTGGGCACCGTTGTAGAAGCTTACCACATCTTCATAGTTCTGGACCGGAATGATGGGCTGTGCGTATCCAAGTGTTTTCGGCGGGCGCTTACCTATCACATAGTGGATGCCTTCAATGAATCCGGCTTCACGGAGGCCTGAAAGGGCGGCTGGTAGTGTTCGTGTACGGGCCTGTTTGAAGGATGATGCCACGAATGCGCCGGTGCTGCCGGGCATGAACTGAACATTGCGTTTGATACGTCTGGAAACAATGCCGAATGATTTACCGAAACGGCGTGAACATATATCCACCTCGGTATTGGCGGCAATGGCCAGCGCTTCCTGTTGGGCACGGTTCAGGTAGGTTATTTTCTTTTCGTCACTCATTGGGCATCCTGGATATCCACATCGTCAATATCGCTGGTGTATTGGGCCAGCAATTTCTTCACCTTTTCTTCAATGTTGGGGACCTTGGCAATACCGATGGTTTCCGGATCCACGCTGAAGGATTCGTCACGGGGAACAATCTCTTCCCACGGGTAATCTTCGCCATCCGGTTGGTCCAGCTGATTGGTTTTCACAATCACTTCAGCAATTTTTGTGAGGGCCTTTGCCTGTTTTTCATCACCGGCCAGGGCTGCGGCCTGTGCGGATTCCAGGAGGCGGTTTGCACGCATCCGCTGGAATTCTTTTTCGGCTTTGGGAGCGCTGCCAAACAGAAGCTTTACCGTGGCCATATCACGGTATGCCTGAACACGTCCGATTCCGAATTGGGTAATGATATAATCCCGCATCTGGGTTTCTGTAATCAGCGGATTCGATTTCCAGCGGGTGAAGATAGCTTTCAGGCGGTCAAGCCGGATCTGGTCGGCATCGGTCAGTTTGTATTTCGGGTTTTCAAGGGCTTTTGAAAAAGCGTCAATGATGTCTTTATTCGGGTCCTTTGCCATAGATGCTTGTATTTGAAAACAAAAGTACCCATCTCACGACGGGTACTTGGGACAGTGGTTTTTGCGAACTTATCTACACCAGATTCCGGGCTTTGAGGGCCTGGATGGTTTCGTCAGTTATATTGCATCCGTGGTCCAGTAGGGCTTTCACGCGGGCTCTTACACCGGCGGCGCGGGCATCAGTGATTGTGTCAGCCTTCAGGGCCTTGGAGATGTAGGCACGGGCGGATTTTTCGTTGAAGGCCTTTTCCTGGGATTCTTCAGCGGCCTGTGCCAGATAGTCATCAATCTTTTTCCAGCGTTTGCTGATTTCATCCTGTGTTACCAGGATCTGGGTACGGAAATATGCACGGTCTTTATCCGTTTTGGCCAGCTTCATCTTTTCATGGAATCCACGACGGAGGCGATAAGCTTCCGAATTGGCATCATATTCCGTCTGAAGGTCCGGAGGGAGGTCCCGGCGGCTGGTTCGCCGGTCATCGTAGGTCCGGAAGGATAGCGCCTTTTTCAGCGACGGATCCACCGTCACTTCGACGTTTTTCACGGCCGGTACCAGGGCGGCTTCAGGCTTTTCTGCCTGTGCCTGGATCAGCTGTACAGTTGGAACGGGCGTGGGCCCTGGAATGGGTGAATAGAATCCAGAATTGGATATCTTTTCCAGTTCATACAGCAACATTCCTTGGTCGTGCCGGCGGCCGATGGATTCAATCAGAATCCGGTTGGGGCTGTATTTGCAAAACAGCGCGAATCCGGAATTAAAATCCGGATTCGGCTGTTGCAGATAGGATTGGATTTCAGGGATCACGTTTAGCTACGGGGCGTGAGGGTGCCGTCGGAAAGATCCAGGGTGCCTTCTTCCAGCTCCAGGGTGCCTGAATAGAGAGGCAGCGGCGTCACATCCGGGCAGTCCACGGTGAAGGTGATACCCTTTGCCGAACCGGCAGCGTCACCGGAAGTGGGAGCCACGGAAGTGGTGCTGCGGTAGTCGGGGGAACCGATCACGTGGTAACGGCCGGCGGCCTTGACGATATACACGAAATCGTCATTCACGGATGCCTTGCTGAATCCAAGGGCTACGGGAGAGAGGTCAGGGAACGAGAAGTTACCATGGTTGATAAACATCTTGCAGTCCGTTTCACCGGTGGTTTCACTGGTGATGGAACCCTTACCTTGGGTGGAGTACATCTTCTGGAAATATTTACCAGTTTCGATGGTGAAGTTTCCAGCGTAAGATGCCATGCCGCTTTCGGAAGCGCCTTCAGCATCAGGATCGTCCACGATGGTGGGCCAGGCCTTGATGTAGCGCTTGCGGATACGGTAAACGGTGGTGCCAATCCCCGAAGGATTGACACTACCGATGTTGAAGTCAAGATTTGCGTACATAGGGCTTTTCTTGAATTAGGTGGAACTACGCGTTGGCCATAGCCTGCTTCACCACGACGTCGATGTGGGCACCACCGGCGCTGATGCTGACGGTAGCAACACGGGGGTTGTCACCGGATTCGGCGTGGGCATAGGCGGTACGGGTGAAGGTTACCTTGTTGCCGGCAGCTACAGCCACGGACAGCCAGTCAGCGCCTTCAGTCACAACTTCAGCGGTCACAGCGGATCCGTCGGAAGTGGAATAGGTGCGCACGCTGGAACCGGCGGAGGCGGCCAGGTTGTCAATCAGCTGATCACCGGAGATGGTTACAGACGGGGACACGGAAGCGGGTGCGGCAACCATGAGGTATTCTTTCTCAATCATCTGGAACTGAACACCCCAGAAGAAGCACATGAAGAACTGAACCACCTTCGGGTTATCGGGTACACGTACCAGAACTTTCTCCTTACCGGAAGCATCCAGCTGGTCGCAACCAACAAGCATATTATCCTTGGTGGAAAGGTAGATGTACGGGCTGTTCTTCAGGCCAGGCAGTGCCACGATTTCGCACTTATCGTCGGTACCATGGAGATACTTACGACCATAGGCGGCATTGTAGCTAACTGCACCGAAGTGTGCCAGGAACCAGTCATCGTACAGGTTCTTCACGGCCTTCGGGATGAAGAGTTTCAGGTTGGAGGCATCCTGAAGTTCCTCGGAAGCATTGTCGTAGATGCTCTTCAGAACGTCACCCACGTTGTTGGCGGTGATGGCTGCGGTGGTCATGTAGTTACCCTTGGCAGCGGCGATGTTACCGGCAGTGATTTCAGCGGCGGCGATGGTAGCAAAGCCGTTGAACAGGGAAGCGGTGGTGGTACCGTTGGCGTTACGAACGGCGTTGAACAGGGCTGCACCCAGTTTCTTGGATACGCTCTTTGCCATGGCCAGGCAAAGATCACGAACGATGTCGGCTTCCTTGCGCTCGGTCTTGTCGGAGAACTGTTCACCGTACACAGTGGTGAAGAGGATGTAAGGGTCGAACTCTTCCAGAACATCACCCAGATAGGTGGTCAGGGTACGTGCGACGATACGGCCGGTATCGGTTGCGCCTTTTTCGGTCTTATAGGGACGTACTTCAGCGCCGGAACCGATGGCACCGACGGTTTCATCACCGGCAACACCCTTGTGGAGAGTCATGTGCTGAAGGGCTCCGTTCAGGAGGTCAGCAACAGGCATGGCCAGAATATCCTTACGGAACTTGGCGCTGCTGTTCACGAGAATGGTAGAAAGTTGCATGGTGGTTTGGGATTAGATGTTGTGTTTGTTGTTGAAGTCGTTGCAAGCGGCAAGTGCCTCTTCAAAAGTCGTGGACGGCTTGGCACCCTGTTCGCCTTCACCTTCGTGGTGAACCTGAACCTCTTCCGGATTCGGGTTTTCTGCACGTGCGATGGCGGCTTCCAGGGAAGCTTCCAGTTCAGTGATCCGCGCGTCACGGGCTGCGATGGTGTCCTGGGCTTCAGTCAGCTGCTGATTGAGCCCGTCGATGGTGTCCTGTCGGGAGGCACCTTCAGCAAGGGCGGCTTCCACGGCTTCCAGCTGAACCTGCTGAAGGTGGGTGCTGCCGTCCTGGTCAAATACCTGTCCTTCGAAGGCAGGCATCGCTTGGAGGGTAGGATATTGTTCCATATTCTGTTGAGTTGAAGAATTATTCTCTTCCTGGGCGGCCGCCGCCAGTTCAATGACGGCGTTCATAGCATCCTCAAAACTTCCGATGGAGTCAATGAGGGAACCGATGACGTTCTTTGCGAAATACTCACGCCCATGCAGCTGCTCTTCCTGCACATTAGGCCGGTTGGCCTTCATATCATTGATGAACTGCTCGTTCATGGGATTGATGGTGGTTTCCTTCAGGATCTGGAAATTGCCTTCCAGGGCCGCTTCGTATCCGCCGTTTTTCTCAAATGCTTCGTCTGCATAGACGCGGGCCCGAACATATCCGTCCGAATCTTTGCGGAACTTGGGATATCCGGAAATGTTCATATAGGTCCCGATGCAGCCTACGATATCCATTTCATAGTGTGCCAGAATCTTGTCGCAATATGAAATGGCATAGATGGCAGCGGAACAGGCCATGCCGTCAATGAGTGCTACGACCGGTTTGGTACACCGGCTGATGGCCTGGGAGATTTCCGGAACGGCATCAGTGGATCCGCCGCCGGAATCAGTTACGATGATGTGGCCAATCACATCATCCATCCTGTCTGCTTCCAGCAAAGCTTGGCCGATGGTGCGGGTTCCTTCCGAACCACAGTAATCATATTTCATGAGGGTCCCTTCCAGGTACGTCACATAGATGGATTTGTCCTGGAACGGATTTGCGCCAGATTCCGGCGCGGGAATGAGCGAGTCGCATTTTACCAGATGTGCCTGGTGTGCCTTTTCCATCTCCACGATATTGCCCTGAAGAAAGCCTTCCAGCACGGGCGCCATAAGGGCGGCCCATGCGGGGCTTATCATCCAGGGTCCTCGGAGATTAAGGGCCATATTGGAAAACTTCATACTGCAATATTTTAGTGCAGTACAAAGGTAATTAGTCCCTAAAGCGCAAATTGCGACACTTTACAGGGCCAAAAACACCCCGTGAAGGCTCTTGCAATCAATTTTGATGGTGAATCCTGAAGAAGATATTCCGGATATTCCGTCCGTGAATGTGAACGTGGGCACGAATTCCTTTGAACCTATCACATACTTCACACCGGATATCAGTTCCAGCTGGAAGATGGCCTTCTTTCCGGTCAGTCCCTGGAGGATGTTCCTGTATGCGTCCTTATCGGCACGTATCGGTATAGTAATGCTCACATCCGAATACTTCCCGTTTT